TGTTTACTGTAATTGGGATGATTTCGCGGGATTAGTTTATTCTGAGTTTAGTGAAGAGCATCACATGGTTAAGCCTTTTGAGATTCCTGATTGGTGGAATCATTATGTGGTCTATGATTATGGTTACAGAAATCCGAGTTCCATTTTATTTGCGGCAGCAGATGAAGAAGGGACGATTTATATATATGATTTGATCTATGTGAGTGAACACACTATAGAGATGTTAGTGCCAAAGGTGGAGAGGCGGTTAAAGAGAAATGTGAATTACACTTTCCTTGCTGATCCTTCCATTGTGCGAACAGAGCGTGATGGAAACAGTGTTGCAGATGAGTGGTATGAATATGGTATTGAGTGGGAGATGGCGCGGAATGATAAGCGTGCTGGGTTTGAAAGAGTCTCTTCTTACTTAAAATTAGATGCCAATATGCGCTCTAAGTTGTTGTTTTTTAATAATTTAAATATGAAACCTTTAATAGAAGAAATCGTTGATTACAAGTGGAAAGAACTCAAGCACGGCTTTGAATCTAAGAATTTACCTGAAGAACCTGTCAAAAAGAACGATCACGCAATGGATTGTTTGCGGTATTTAGTCCATTATGTTGAAGATAGTGATACTCCGACTGAAAAGAGTGACGACTATGGATTGTGGGGACTTTTTAAACCGAAACGCAATAGTTGGATGAGTGCATGAATATAAAAGAGATTCACGAAGTATTTGAAGCAATGGTAATGAATGACTCTGGCTGGTTTAAGGCTGCGGAAGAGTCTATGAGATTTTATACAGGGAGTTTTGGGACTGGTCAGTGGGAAGAATCTGATTTGCAGAAATTGCGGGCAGAAGGCAGACCACCCTTACAGTTAAATATAATATTACCTAAAGTAAATCTGGTTACTGGTGTAGAGAGGCAGGGGCGTTCATCATGGAAGGCAAGACCAGTAGAGTCTGATGATGAGAATGAAGCTATGCTTTCTACTGCATTATTATATCATTTAGATCGCAACCGTAAACTGCAAAACTTATTTAGCCGTGTTTTTAAGGATGGTGTTATTACTGGCAGGGGTTGGGTAGATGTATGTGTAGAGCCAGGGAAGTTTTATGATGGAGAAGTGAAGGTTAAGCGTGAATCATGGGCGAATGTGCATATTGATCCAGAAGCAAAGACTCAGGATACACAGGATTGGAATTATTTAGCAAGAAGTAAATATCTGACACTGAACCAGTTAAAGAAGATGTTTCCAGATTCGGCAAAGGATTTAACATCTGTCAACGAATTGATTACCATGCCTGAAGGTGTAAATCGTGAAATAGGTTCTTTCTATAATAATGCAGAAGAGATCAGTCCTGCGCATCATTTGGATGAGTCTCACAGGAAGGTTCGCGTTGTGGAAATGTGGAATCGCCATTATGAGCGTGAGCATTATATTATTAATAAGGCTACTGGTCGCCTATCGCCTAACGGATTTAAGTCTAAGAGTACTGCTGGGAAGCAGATTATGGAATTAAAGTCAATCGAGGCTGGTATTGAAGGACAGATGCAGACTGATTTTGGTGTTATCAGCAGGGTAGTTCCAAAAACATATCTTACGATTACCGCAGGTATGCACATTTTACAGGAGAAGAAGTCTAATCCTTATATGCACAATCAATTCCCGTTAGTTCCGTATTTCTATCATTTTGAAGATATGGGTAGCACAGTAGAAACATTTGGTCTTGTGGAAAATATGAAAGACCCGCAGAGAGAAAAGGATAAGCGCAGAAGTCAGATGCTTGATATTATTAATCGTTCTCCTCGTGGTGGTGGTGTATTTGCTGGGAATAAAGTTTCTCAGGAAGAGATGAATGAAGCATCTACCACAGGACGCTGGGTTAACATCCCTGGATTTAAGGGCAGAATATCTGATTTTATGCAGCAGTGGAGTAATTCTCACTTATCTTTAGTGAGCAGTATTTCCGCAATGGAAACTAAGGCAGAGATGGATGCGAAGGAGATTAGCGGTGCTACTGATCCGATGATGGGTGTTGCCACATCAACCAAAGAGAGTGGTATTGCAGCCCAGACAAGAATCAGACAGGGTATGCTCACTTTACAGGAACAGATAGAAAACCTTGATATGACAAAATCTGCGGTACTGATGCAGGCAATACAAAATATGCAGCAGTTTTATACGCCAGATAAGATTAAAAGAATTATTGGTGCTGAGACAGAAAAGGCTGAGTCACCAGAAGAAGCAATGGTTGTTAATGAAACTATACAGCGTTTCTTAACCAACTTTGAAAAATTTGAATTTGATATTGTTCTTGATAAGGGCGAAAACTCACCAACGATGAAAGCTGCTAAGGCGCAGCAGGTGGGCGAACTTGTCAGGAATGGATTTGCAAGTCTTTTCCCGCTTTATGTAGAGCTATCCGACATGGATGCTGGAAGAGAGATACTTGAAAAATTTGAAGAGGAGCGATCCGCACAAATGCAAGCGCAGCAAATGCAGCCCTTACAAAATAATGGGCAAGCGGGCAAATCGTGAGTTGAATAGCTAACCCCCTAAATAAAGGATAAGGTACAATGGAAGAACAAACAAGTTACATTGACGAGGCTAAGGAACTGGACGGCACTGCTGATACAGTTACCCCAGAGTCTGATGTAAGTGAGCAAAAAGCAGAAGAGACACCTGTTGAAGAAACACAAAGCTATAAAGTTGGTGAACAAGAGTTTAACTCTATTGACGAACTGGTAGAATATGCGTCTAATACGGATAAGTCTTATAAGAATCTACAGGAACTAAATGGACGGCAGACCAACGAACTTGGTGAACTGCGGAAGTCTATTGATGAAGTCAGGCTGAATACTACTCCGAAAGAAGTAGAACCAGAACTGCCAGAATATGACCCCTATGATCTGAAAACCATCTTACCACACATCTCTAAACAAATAGAAGATAAATTCGCAAGTGAGCGAAAAGTCCAAGATAGAGAGATCACTGAGAAAAAGATGAAGGATGCTCAACAGGGTATGATTGACAGTTTTATTAAAACTCATCCTGATATGTCCAATGAAGATTTGACTGCTATTGCAAAATACGGAGATGAGCGTGGGGTCGCACTAATTAATGATGCGTACACGCTTATGACACTTGAACAGGAGAAATCCAAAGCCAAGACGGAAGGTGTTAAGCAGGTAACGGATAAACTCACCCAGGCTGATGAAGTGCCAACAACACTTTCAAATGCCACTGGTGGGAATAAAACCGCTATTGATTTTGATGCTATTTCTCAGGATGACTGGAATAAGTTACCCCCAGATGTCCGTCTAAAGGCTTTGCAGGATTCTCCTTAAACTTAAATAGGAGTCAATTATGGCTTGGGACACACAATTAAACGTCTCCCGTTGGGCTAAACAGCTTGCTTATGAAGTAGGAAAAGAGATTTATTTCTCGAAGTTCATGGGGGATACATTTGGATCGATGATCGTTTCCAAAACAATGCCAGAAGGCAAAGGTGCAGACATGACCTTTGGACTTGTTGGATTAACAGGTACGGTCAAAGCAGGTGATGCTACACTGGAAGGTGCAGAAGATAACCTGACATCACATGATGTCACCGTAACTACAGCACAAAGACGCTTCGGTGTAATTAATGCTGGTAAGTTCGATGACAGTAAGGTGCTTTACAACTTCCGTCAGGAAGCGTTGGCACAGTTAAAAAGAGTCTATGCGGAAGATCACGATGCACAAATCTTTAGTGCAGTGACTAAAACATCTGGCGCAGGTGCATACTTGCGTGCAGATAATTCTGCATCAGTGTATGCAGCAACAGATCCAAAGGCAGCTCTGGCTGCTGCTGATCTTGCAACTGCTGCTGACATATCTAAGCTGAAAAAGATGGCAATACTTGGGACTACAAAGAGTTCTAAGATGAAGCCTATCAGGGTTAATGGTAAAGACCATTTCGTTCTTTTACTGCACCCTGAAGCAGCTTATGATCTGGCACAGGACACAACTTGGAAGAACGCTCAAAAATATGCTCAGGTTCGCGGTGAAGATAATCCACTCTTTTCTGGTGCTTTAGGTGTATATGATGGCGTTATCGTGCATGAACATGATGGTATTACTACCGCTTCTGACGGTGGTGGTGCTTCTGTGGATTATGCTCGTAACCTGTTTATGGGTGCTGGTGCTGCTTGTTATGCGAAGTCTGATAACATGAGCTGGGTTGAAAAAACCTTTGATTATGGTAACAAACTTGGTGTTGCAGCAGGGCAGATTTATGGTGTAGCCATGAGTACATGGAACAGTATTGATTATGCTGTAATTCAGTACATCACAGCTCGCACTGATCTGTAATCTGATTAGTTAGTTAACTGGGGCGGGTTCATTCCCGCCCCTTTTTAAAAGGATAATTCATGCAACTCTCAGTTATTCGGACAGAAATCAGGGCTATTACTGGAGTGTCCAGCACAACTACCGTGACTGATGCCACATTAACTGACCTTATTAACAAAGGTCATAATATGTTGGCAGATGAAGCCAATCTATTTTCTGGCTATGCTACTCGTAATGCAGTGGATGGTACTGCTGAGTATCAGATGATTAGTGATACTACAAGTATAAGCACATGGTCAAAGGTTGAAAATGGCACTACCACAGGATCATCTAATTTGGGTAATATGATTCGCATTTACAGGGTGGACTATGACGGGAATCGTATGGATCGCATTGGTGTCAGTCAGATAGAAAATATTGGTAGTGATGTTGCGGATATTAATTTGACTACATCTTACGGTTATTATATAAGACAGAATTTTATCGGGATATTCCCCACACCATCAGCCGCAAAAGAAATAAAGATTTATTATTATCATATACCAACTGCACTATCATCCGATGCTGATGTTCCAATGATTGATGTAAGATTCCATGAGGCTTTAGTGTATTACGCATCATGGAAGGTAGTAGAAAGGCTGCGAGATATTAACTTAATCCCTTATTTTAAAAATGAATGGAATGAGTGGAAAGAGAAGATTATTTTAGATCGTCAGTCACGGGCAGGAGAGAGTTCAATAACAGTATCATATAAGGATTTCTAATGCCAAGATTGAGTATTAGGGATTTCTCAGGCGGGTTAGTCACAAACCAGTCTGAGTTTG